CCAAGTACTTGCGCCCGAAGCCATAACTCTAGCTACGCCGCCCGATTGTTGATCAATAACTATAGATTCAGCAGTTGGAGCTGCTGAAATAGCCCCCGCATAAAGAACAACGCCGCCATTTGAATAGTATTTAGCGCCTGTACCATCGCTAGTTAAACCAACACCTAAACTTGTACCATTAAAATTTAAGTTAGAACTAGAGCTAAACGCGCTTGTGCCATTACCATAAGGAATGTAATTTGCTGTTAATGTTGTAAGCCCTGTACCACCATTGCTTACGTTCAACACACCTGTAGAGGATGCGCCTTGAGCAAGAAATGATAAGTTGCGGGCAATAGTCATTGTACGAATTCCACGACATCATTAACATTTAACCCAGTAAAAAAGGTAATGCTTGTTGTAGTAGTTTCGGTGTAGTTTACATTGACAATTTGTTTACTGCCGTTAACGTATACTTTTAACCCGTTAACTCCTAAAGTATAAATAAATGGCACCGTTATGACAGTTTGCGCTTGTGTTGCAGTTACAACACCTTGTTGGCTAGCAGATGAATTAATACCAACAATATTATCCCAACTAGCTATTTGAACACTATTTTGATCTTGTAAAATAAATTTATAGCTAATACTATTTGTTAGCCATATTTCGCCGCTATCCCCAACGCGCCCAGCAGCGTTAAGAATAATAGGATTAGAGTGCGCGGTAAGGCCTAAATTATTTGTGTACGTAACCGCGGGGGTAGTTGTACCCGCTAAATAAGTATAGAGCTTACCGCCTGTCAGTACTTGACCGCTATTATCAAAAAATTGTGCGGCGGCACCGCCGACGGGAGAAAGATTAACGGCCATATAAACTCCTGTTTTTAAGCATTATATCGTTTTTTCATGCTATTAGTTAAATATTTAAACATTGTATGCAATTGTTTCTACTATGTCGCCAGCGCTAGCCGCCACAGACAATACAACGGCGGTGCCACTTGTAGCGGTGTAATCTGCGCCATTTAATAAAACGCCATTTACAAATACTTGCACGTACCCAACATTATAATTTGCAGTAAAAGATGTTTGACCACCTGATGCGGTAAAAGACGTTCTGATATATGGCGGTTTCCATATTGGTACGCCACTTGCGACTGTTAAAGTATAGCCTGTAGTTCCTACAGTTAGTTTTGACAGCGTATTTGTTGCAGAAGCGTATAAAATATCGCCTGTTGCATAAGTATTTTGGCCTGTACCACCATTAACTGCAGGTAACGCCGTTCCTGAGTATGCGATTGCTAAAGTACCGCTAGTTGTAATTGGATTACCTGAAATGCTTAAAAATGATGGTACGGACGCATTTACAGATGTAACCGTTCCAGAACCTTTATTGTTAAAAGTATTCCAATCCGTTGACGATAAATACCCATTTGTACTTGTTGTTGCTTGGCTAATGCTAATTGCTGGCGTTGTTCCGCCTGATGAAGCAATTGGCGCTGTACCTGTAACAGCCGTAACCGTGCCGCCTGATCCTGTAGCTGATAAAGTACCACCTACAAAAGACACGCCCGTACCTATAGTTACGCTACTAAATCCACCCGCGCCGTTGCCGTATAGAATAGACGTGCCACTTGTGGCAGGCGCGTAGTCTGTACCGCTTACGGCTGCGCTGATTGCGGTGCCGTTGCCTTTAAGAATACCCGTAATAGTTGTAGTTAACGTAATTGCGGGCGTAGTAGTACTAGTAGCTACCGTACCCGCAAAACCATTAGCAGACACAACAGATACGCTAGTAACCGTTCCTGTATTTGTAGCATTAATAGTTATGCTACCTGCGCCGTTGCTAATAGTTATACCTGTACCAGGAGTTAAAGTAGCTTTAGTTAGGGTATTCCCTGTTGTGTTACCAATTAATAATTGGCCATTAGTATACGTTGTTTGCCCTGTACCGCCATTATCAACGTCTAGCGTGCCAGCAAGCGTTACGGCGCCCGTAGTAGCTGTAGCGGGTGTTAATCCCGTAGAACCCCCGTTAAACGATAATACGCCTGTATTGGCGATAGTGACGTTGCCTGTTGCGCTAGATACCGAAATACCTGCCCCTGCTACATTAGACAACACACCTGTATTGGCAATACCAATAGTCCCCGCGCCGTTAGTAACGCCAATACCTGAACCCGCAGCTAAAGTATTTAAAACATATCTTTGACCTGCTGTATCGCCAATTAATAATTGACCGTTAGTAGGGTAGCTACTTAGCCCTGTACCACCATTAGGTATCTGAACAATACCTAAATTAGCCCCTACAATTGTGTAAATGTTATTAAAAAATCTAAACCATTCCCGTGACATTAAACCTGTGCGCGGGTCAATTAATTCAACTCTAGGCGCAGGAATCTGCGTAATGTTAATTGGATCAGGCATTAGTTGCTGACAATAATAATTCAGCGTTGGTAATAGCAATCTTTACTGGATCAGAACCTGATACTTCATAAACACGATCTCGTAACTTTTGTGACATTCCAAGCCGACGCCAAAAAGTACGATAACCATATTCGCCAATTTTACCCATTGATGCCCAATGCTCATTAGACCATGTGTGACCGCCATCATCTGACCAACGTAACATAGCTTGAGGATTGTAACCAGGTGAAGCTGGATAACCAATAGTTCCTAAAATATAACCGTTAGGATATGGTTCAGGATAGTTAATGGTGCTAAGTGTTTCAAACCCGTCATTAGACTCGGTAGTTAATTCTAACCCTGCTTGCGTAACAAGATAACCTTGCACAAACTCAACTGTAATTTCTTTGCCATCTTCTGTTATTAAATCTTCCGCGTTATACGCGGGGTATAAATTTAACCCAACGCCTGTCTCAGCGTTAAGCTGCAAAGAATGTTGAGCTGTACGTTTAAAATTATTTTGCCCTGGCATTAACGCTCGCCATGAACGTAGCCATTTTTGAATTTGACCGTTATCTGTGTAAGTATCTAAATCAAATTGATATATATTGCCGTTTTGATAATCGCCAACAATAATTGTGCCGCCAAAATTACATTGATTATTACTACGATGCCTTGTAAATTCACCATCGTTAAAACCTGCTCGTTCATGCCACGCTTGCGTAGCTACGTCATAAACCCATGTAGTGTTGCCTGTTGGAAAACTAATTACATAAAAAGCATGGCCGTCTTGTTGGTATGTGTAAGCTACTGCGTCAGATATATTGCCGTATTGTTGGATTTGCCATTCAATTGCATGAGTAGAAATTCGAACCCCTGTGTAGCCGTTAGCACGGTAAACAATACCTTGACCACGAGCATCTGTGCCTAACCAAAATAAACCATTATCTAACTTAGCAACTGAAAATGCTGCAACGCAACCAATTTCATTAAAAGCGCCTTGAATACGGGTAAGAGGAAAGTCGGCAGCTCCTGAGTCATACCAAACTTCTACTGAATCAGTACCAAACACCCATAACTCGCGGTGATCAGATATAACCGCAACTACGCCGTCGGGCGAACCTTCAGCGCTAGCAAAATCTAATGGGTCAACAGATGTGCCGTCTAATAATGCTGTAACCCATATTTTTTGACTATTTGGCTGATTGTATACAAAATAGCCATCTAAATAAGATACTGTAACGGCACCCGCAAAATCAAGATCCGTAATTTTAGCAAATACATTTGTTACTTCGTTATAAATAAAACCGTCAGGATTACACGCTAAAAATATTTGCGTGCCATTATCGGCAATAGATACGGGGCCTGTACCTGATACAGTACCTAAAAGCGTTGGTGTACCTGTAGTGCCTGTTAGCTTATAAAATTCTTGCCCAGATACTACATAAAAATCTGAGCCATTTGTTTGGTGCGCCCACAACGCTCGAATAGGGCCGTCACCAACAGTTTGTAAAAACTTTAGTCCAGGCGCGCGTTGTAAAAACCCTGTTTCTTCTCCTTCAGTTACAACTTCAGGAAAAAGATTAACCATACGGGCATCCGCTGCATTAACGCTACGTGCAACATACGATTGACCTAAAATCGGGGTTTTCATTATTTATGCAGCTACAGCCTTAATTACCGCAAAATTAAACACAGGCGTTTCTGTAGTTGTTCCGCCTGTAGTTCTAAAGCTAATATTAAAACTACCTGCAGCAACGGCAGTAACCATTAAGTTATATAGATCAGTACCTGATTTTTGGCTAAGAATAATTACATCAGTTGCAGCTACCGTACTATTTGTTACTGTAAAAGTTGTGGCAGTTGTTGTTCCTGCAGCGCTAAATAAAGTAATGGCACCCGTTGTTTTATTGAGTGTTACGCCTGTAGTTCGGCTAGTTGCTTGCGAAACTGCGCCCCCAGCTCCAGTTACGTAACCCATACCTGCAGTACCAGAAGAAGTAACTGCACCTGTTACCGCTAGACTTGTTCCTGTAGCTACGCCTAAAGTTGGGGTAACAAACGCAGGGCTAGTAAATAAATTGGTTACAGACAGTTGTTTAGTCGTGCTAGTAGAGGCTTGCACAATTGGCAACACATCAGCGCCAGCTTGGGAAGTTGCAACGGGTAAAGCTGAAATAGCAATCGTAGCCATGATTTATCCTTAATAATTTCCTGCAAATATATTGTATCGTTGGCGTG